ACTTTGCACTTGCTAAAAATCCCAAAACAGTCAAAGGAATTGAAGCAAATAAGAAAAAAATTAGAAATTATATACAAATTTGCCATGAATATGGCACAGAAAATCTTTGGAATAGCTGGTGTAGCTTTCTAGCTACAAAATCTCCGAAGTGGAAAGACGCTAATCATGTTAGCGAAGTTCACTATACTTATTTAACTGGAGAATAACATGATAGTATTTAACTATAAGAGCAAGAAAGAATTAAAAGAAAACGTAGGTCAACGCTTAGATTATATAGAAACAAGTTTGTTTGGTAATCAATATGTCAGTGATGGCTATATGGTTGGAGCTAATAGACCACACATTACAGGCCAAGGCAGAGAGTTCTTTGCTGAAGTCACCATGAAAAATAATCTAATAGTGAAGGTAAAGTAAATGACTAAATGTAGTTGCGGTAAAAGAGCCGACATTATAGAAAAAGGTTTATATGTTTGTGCTACTTGTTGGATACGGTTATTCAGTAAGCCATTTAAAATTAACTATAAGGAATAAAATTATGTTTGATTTATATTGCCCTCACTGTGGTGAACCTTGGGAACATGACATGCTTCACGATGTAATAGATATGAAGTATATGGAAGCTGCTGAAGCCTTTAAGGTTCAAGGCTGTACAGTATTCCAGATACTACGACAACGCATTCAAGGCAAAGGAACTATCTGTAAAGCTAAGCCGGTGGTCAGCCCTGAAGAATTAGCAGGTATCAATGCTGCTCATGAGATAAGTGACTACCCTGAAGAATGGGATTATGATATGGCACGAACTATATTTACTACTAACTTTAACATTAATAATATACTTTGAGGATAAACTTATGAAAACTGCACAACCTTTAAACATAAAAGTAATTACTACTCGACCAGCACCAAAAAGAATAACGCAACCAGCTTCAAATTGGAGAAATATTCTGGCACCGATGAAGCGTGGACACTGGTTTGAGGTAGAGTGTAAGACAGGCGATAACATATATTGCAGAGTTAGTGCTGCTGCAAATGCTTATTGCAAAGGCCGCTATACTTTTTACAAAGTCGAAGAAAACCGATACATCTTTGAAATTATTAAAGGATAAAAAAAATGAATAAATTATTTGAAATGTTTGACCGTTATGTGGACGAAAAGATTATTGCTAAAACTAATGAGCTTGAGGGCTTACAGATCCGTGATGCCAATAGGATCGCTGACCTAGAGCGTAGATTATCTGGAGCTGTGGACATGATCGAGATACAGCGCGGCTGGATAGATAAACTTAACGATGCAAAGGGTTTAGACTTTGATGTAGCCGAAGCAGAGCAGGCCTTAGAAGACTTTGAGTACAGAATATCTGAGCTAGAGTGCACCATAGAAGATAAAGCTGATTGCGAAGCAGTAGAGACAACCATTGATAATATAATATCTAACATGGAGCTTCCAGACTTAGAGACAGCAGCATATGATGCAGTGGTCACAATCTTATCAAGAGAAAGATTTAAACTCATACTAGAGGAATAAAAAATGAAGACTAGAATCCATGTTAATCAACATAACATCCGTGCTAATTCTAAAGGTGCAGACCTTGCAGTAACAATCGTTGTAGAGAGAGTTAATATCAACCAACTGCGTGCGCAACGAAACAAGCTGCTTGAGTTTCTAAACCCAAGTGATGAAATCACCGGCCTTATAAACCTACTCGACTACATGCTCGATGTAGCAGAGGGGTACACACCATGAACAACACACTCAGAGCAGAAGCCGCATTCGTTGCATTAAAAGCGTTTAACGAGCACATGCCAAATGGCGAGCTTGACGAAGTTGTCGCAGATTTACTTTGCAACTTGATGCACCTTTTAGACAACCCAGATCTAGGCTTTTGCCACCTGTCGTTTAGCCACGAACTTCAAAAAGCCTATCGCTACTACGAAAACGAGATCAAATCATGAGACATTCAATAGCAGTATGGGAAATTACATTCTACAAAGTAGGCGAAGATGACGACTTAGAGGAGCGCGAATCATGAAAATGATTGACGTACATATCAGCTATGACGCCGATTTAGTGTGCAGCGTCTGCAAAACAAATGGCACGATTCATTACAACCATTTTATCTTTCATGGCAAAGACTATGCCCACGCAGACCCTGAAATTGACGTTTGGTGTGACGACTGTAATAGCGAATGCACACTAATTGATCCTGACGAGGACGAAGCATGACTAACGAACAACTAAACGTAATCCGCGAGCTAACTAATCAAGGGTACGCAGTAATAATCTGGACGCCCGAAGAGCTAGGTAACGCAAGCGTAAAAGACATTCAAGACCGAAGCATAGAATTAGGCCACGACATCATAAATTCACTTACAGACTGGGAGGACGAAGCATGAACCATTCAATCGCAGTATGGAACATTACATTTTACAAAGTAGATGAGGACGGCGAAGCCCTAACTGACAATAAGGGCAACGTCCAACTTTATAACGCAACTGATTATGACTGCTCATACCTTGCAGAAGGTTTGGACGACGACGACTTAGAGGAGATCGAATCATGAATGAAAAACTATGGGAGCATTTAATCGAAACACTACGAGACGACTTAGACAATAGCGATCATCAAGCTATCTATGAGCTTTTAGATCAGCTACCTGTTAGTGTCATACTAAAATATCTACCGGAGGAAAAGCACTATGTGGGCAATTGATTGGAACGAGATGGGCTGTACTCAGTACGCTGAAACCTTAGAAGATGCACATAAGATTGGACAACGGGGCGGTACATTTTATATAATTACTTTTTTAGGAGGCGTTAAAAATGATTGAAGCATTTATGTGTTTAGTATTTTTTATTTTATTATCTGCTGGGCTGTATGGTTCTTGGCTAATAGTAGAAGACAAACAAAAAGCTTATGAGGAGCGTAAAAAAAATGAACAATAAATTAAAGATGCAAATAGATGTTACTTCAGAGATACAAACTTACAAGGTTTTAATGTCCGAAGTAATTGGTTACTATATAAATGTGACAGCTGAAAGCCCTGAAGAAGCAGCAACATATGCCAGATTAAAGAACCGTGACAGCATGTACAAAAGATATGGCGACAAAGTAGTAGAAACAGAGTTTGTCGAAGTCGTAGAAGCTCTAAGCAAAGGAGATAAAGGTGTCCCCAAGCCCCAAAAAAGCTGAGTTCATAGGCAGCCATGAGCACTTAGTAACAGGTGCTTTTTATACGGTGTCAGAATATGCAGCGATCAATGACATCCCACTTAAAACTATGTGTAGCAGGCTATTAAGAAACTATAAAGTAACAAATAAAATGTTGCTTCCGGCTCCTTCTTTTGCGCCTGTCAGTAATTTAGAAACAGATTCACAAAGGCTCTCTGCTTTGTGGTTAAATAAAAAACTATAAAGGTATATAGACTATGAATACTTATGAGTGTAGCTACTGTAATAAAATGTTTAGAGTATTAGAAGATATAAAACAACCTAACACAGAAATATGTAGCATCTGTATAGAAGTAATCAACAAGAGCATGTCATCATCACACTTTGAATATGTAGATGAAGATGATTATACTTTGTAAGTAACTTAAAGACATCTTAGTAGGTAGTTGTATTTAGTTTAATAACATATTTAAAACTATGAAGTAATCATAGCATATTTTAGTATTAAAAACAATGCAGAAACTACCTTGACAACTAAATAATTTTATAGTAATATCACAAAACTTAAACAGGAATACTAAAATGACTAATATTATACCAATGTTTTCAAACAACACAGCTCTTACAGCAATTAGAAGCCACGGTTACGGAGAAGCTAACTTCGATATAGCTACTACACCTTTGGTTTATTTTGCTGATGAATATCGAACCAAGTTTCCTAGCTCCAAGTCTGTTATCTATCGTACAGATACTGGTCAAGAACTAGGTGTCCACGGTCATGGTTACAAAGCAGTAGCACCTAAACACATGATAGATGTTACTCGAAATATCATTGAGCGTTCTGACTTGTCCATCAATGGCATGGAAGAAACGATCAGGACTTCACACGATGGCTCTAGAACGTTTGTAAAATACCGCTTACCTGAGCACACTTACAAGACTTCTGACGGCGACACAGCTTCCTTGAGCCTTCTAGCTATATCTTCTTTTGACGGCACATGGCCTTTCATGCTCAGCGCCGCAGCGATTCAAACAGCGTGTACAAATCTTCAAGTTTTTGTGAGCGGTGGTGTTGCAATATACAAAGCTAAGCACACACAATCTTTAGACATTGAGATGGGTGGCAGAGTAGTTACTCAATCTCTGCAAATGTTTCACAAAGAGCGTGACCTTTGGCAACAGTGGCACAGCACAGAGTGTAGTGATCAAGCAGCATTTAAATTCTTTGTCACTGCTTTAAAATGTGAAGGAGCTATTAAGCTTATTGATTCTGGAGTTACTCAACCTGATATGGTTTTATATGATATGCCTAGAAAAAATACAAGCTTAGAATATATCTGGAATAAGTACAAAGATATTTATTCGAAGAGCCTAGGCACTAATTACTGGGCTGTATATAATGCTTTGACTGACTGGTCAACTCATGCACAAACAGTAAGGACTGGCACCATAGCTAACATCGCAGCAGTACAAAATCAAAGACAGCAACTAGTTCGTGAAGCTGTTAAACTTAATCGACAGATGAGAGCAGCATAATATGACTAAGCAATTTGGTTCTAATTTTTTCACAATTAATATTCGCAACGGGGTCGGTTTTGATTTAGAGTTTACTGATTCCAGAGCTGTCTGGGTTGAGAACTCTTTTACAGAAGAAGTAATCGCAATGTTATTTGAGGGGGTAGTTCTGCTACTCCCATTTGTGGTGGTTACGTTCGGTAAAATATATTCGGGGGAAGATTGATGATAGATGTTCTATTTAGTTTAGATCTTTTACTTTTGATACCAATCAGTATTATTATTATAATATTTTTAATAGTTAAAGAAGAGGCAGAAAAATGAAAGGACAAACTCATGGTGGTAAAGGCAGCACAGCAAGACCAACAAGCCAAAGTTTCTATGATAACTTCGACGCTATTTTTAAAAAGAAAAAAGAACCAGAGGTGACCAACGTGTTTAAAGAATATATGCAAGGTGGTTTAACGCCAGAGATTCAAGCGTTATTGAAGGCGCAAGTAGATATTAAACAAGGTTTATTTTCTATTAAGCAGGCCGCCAATTTCTATGACGTTGAGATAATGGATATTATAAACTTTATAACAGAGTCTCAAGAGTATGACGAATACAGCAGGAACTACAAAAGCTAAGGGCGAAATACTTTGGCATCGACACATCAAACACTTATGACGAAAAAACTGCAATTGATCGACATAACAAACAGCAAACAGGCGGGGTGAGTAATGACTGAGTACTATCCAGACAACTGGGTTGTGTTAAAAATAAAAAAAGGCAAAGGTACATTTCCCTTTTACAAAGTGTTAGCAGGATGGAGCGGGGGATATACTCAAGGCGACAGTTGGCGTATGAACTCTGGTGTCGTTCGTGTAGAAGACTCTGGTGAGCACTGGAGATTCTATGCTTACAGCAGCAGTTGTTATATATGTCACAAAGAACAGTACCAATTGCGCATGAATACTTCTGGCACCTACGAGAAATTAAAAAAAGAACTTGGGTCGTTGATACAAATAATGCCAGAAGATACAGATTGGCTGACACTTAACCGGAGAAATACAGATGCTTAAGCTTGATAAGTTTGTAACAAATTGTTTATTTGAAGACCCGAACTGGTCAGGAAAGCTAAGCGAAGTAAGCAACAAAAAGAAAGACGATATTTGTTTTATGTGGTTGACTCAGAACTTGCGTTGGTGTAGTGAGGTGTTCCCTTACTGCCACAATTATGTTGATTCATATCCTTCTTTAGTGCTCGATCTTTATCACATACAAGAAGGATGCTTTACTCGCAAGTCAATACTAAACGCAGCTCTGTATTATAAAAAACAAGACCTACGTTTAAACCTTTCTTTAAAACACTATGAACATGACTGTCTCTATAGCCATGCGTCAGGTTATTTTAAAGAACAACTATTTTCTATGCAGCCTTTAGCATTTGAAAAGTGGTACAGAAGTAAGATCTATTTATACCTAGAAGTAATGTTAAGCAAACTAGTACTTGAAGCATATCATAAAGAATTAAACAACGGAGAAAAGAATGATAGAAGAAAATAGAGGAATAGAAATTTCAATTCAGCGCGTAGTGTCTTGGCACTTAGCTCGCAATTTAATCCATGGCTCAGATGACAAGGCACAGGTATTGAAACTGATCCAAGAACTTGGCGAGTTGTCAGACAGTATATGTAAAAAGAAGACACCCATAGATGACATCGGCGACATCATTGTGATCTTGATTAATATTGCAGTCCGTAATAACCTATCCTTAAAGGATTGTATTGATCATGCTTATGAAGATATTAAAGATCGTAGAGGCCGCATG